GTAGAATATTATATAATAATTTTGAGTAAACGCAATAAAACGAGCGAACTGCTCGCAACTTGATTTTTAACTAATTTTTAAAACTTTATCTATTGTAATTTAGCGAAACGCTTTTTCATTTTTTGGAATTTAATATAGCCAGCGCTATTAAAATCTCGCTCAAATTGATTAATCTCTTCATTCTTTCGTTTATCTTCACGCTTTTCAGCTAATTTAGAAACTTGACGATTTAAAAATTCTCGCACGATTTTTAATGTCTTGTTAATATTTTCTTTTTTCCAGATCTTAGCAAAATAGTGCTTAGCATTCTTAATTTTACCAGCTTTTTTCATTGATTTAACCATTTTCACAGATTGATTAAATTCTTTTTCATGATTAATCTGACGATTTCTAAAAACGCCCAGCCACTGTTCATCATCTATTAAGTCGCAAGCCCTGCCGAGCCGTTCGCGCATAGTTGCTATTCGACGGCCGCATAAAATAAAACTTTTTTCCATTTTCCCTCCAAAAAGTCTTGACAAGATTTTTAGTAAAACGGAGCGGTTGGTTTTCGGCTGTCTCATTTTTCCAAGAAAGCAAAACGCCCCTACACCGATTTTCATCGGCGTGAGGCGTTTTTGTTGCTCCATATAGCTTTTTAATTATATCAAAATAAATGATTAAAGTCAACCCTGCCAATATAAAAGAACCCGTTTAGGGTTCTTTTTTAATTCACTTTTTCAGCCTTGCCGGGAAGTACAAAGAATTGATAGCCTGAGTTAGCAATTGAGCCACCCGAGACATTAACATTAATCGTAACTGGAACGCCTTTAGTAACTTGCGCAACATAACTAGCTGAAACGAATACGCCAGTTCCGTACTGCACACCTATACTATCTACCTGATTTGATACGCCAGTTGCCGAGATATAAATCACAAGATCGGCTGCATTTCCGGCGTTTCGCCGACCGCTTGCGACCACTCGCAACAATCCATCAGATTTTGGCGTAAAAGTTTTTGAAACCGTTCCTGGCGCTAATTCTCCACCGCCATATTGGATCGGAAATGAGCTGAAGTTGATACTATCAGCTCGAACCGCACCTGCTCCAATATTTGAGCCATCTCTAAGCCCTGCAACGTTAGCTTGTAGCTTGTTCATTTTAGCTGCAGTCAGAGTTTCGCCTGGCGTAAATGTCAAATTCTCGTAAGCCATTATTTTTTAGCCCCCAACTTAAAGATTGGTTTCAATCCGGCAAAAGCCGTAGCAACTGCACCGCTGATTGCCAAAATCTCTTTGGTAAAATTTGGCATAACAATTACGCAAATCGTAGCCACAAGCATATTAACCAATATTCCAAGGTCAGCTACAAAATACACTGTTGTCTTTGCTTTTTCTGAAATTGCCGGCGTATATTCTGTGTTATCCACGCTATCAAGTGCTTTTTTCTGTAAATCTTCAATCATTTTAATCTCCTTGTCTGTGAATTTCCTTTCATTTATAGGCACAACCTTGATTTTAGGCTGTTCAGGCGCTTTTTCTTGCTTTTCTTCATTTACAATATTTTGCGACATATCTTTTTTATCCTCGTTTTGACTTATAATACCTTTGATTTCAGGTGTTTTTTCGACCATTTTGCTCACTTGGGCAAATAGGTTTTCCACAGCCTGTGTTGGGGCTGGTGCTGGTCGATTTTCAATCCTTGTACCAAATTCACCTGCTGGAATTTCAGTTGCTGGCGTTAGTTCCACCCAAACATCAATTCCGCCTCGGTTGATTTTTGCAAACCACATATTATCATTTTGAACGACTTCTTGAGCAACAAATGCTCCCTCGATTTTCACACTATCGCCTGCGTTAATATCGCCACCAATTCTGTATCCGTCATTATCAACCTTCACTAGCCAACTTGTAGGAACTCCGTTTTCGTCCCAAGTAAAGCCAACTGGGCAAAGCTCATTTATCCGAGCCTCTTTTCTATCTTCCACACCTCGTGTTTCAACAACAGTAAATTTCTGATTGAATTTTAGGTGTGAGCCAACATTGATTTCATCATCGATTTTCTCAACATACGGTGCTGGTGCTGGTACGTTTTGTGGCTTACCAGTATAGCGGAAAATTGTCAAATATTGAGTATTGTTAATCTCTGCTAATTTATCGTGATTATCAATGTGGATGCCGTTATAGCCATATGCACAGTGGATAATATTATTTTGGTCAATAAAGATTCCCGTATGTCCATCAGCGCCGTTCGTGTATCCTTGCTTACCCCAAATAAAGATGTCGCCTCGTTGTGTTGGAATATAACCGTTTATATCTGCTTCAATTCGTTGGAAACCAAACTTTGGCAAGTCTACAAACTCCGTTTCGGTATTTCCGATGCGGAAACCTTGCGGTAAAATTCCGGCATAAATCAATGCGTGATAAATTGAGCTTGAGCAGTCATACGAACTCGGACCATTCCTATTTATCATCGAATAACTAACTCTGCCTTGTCGTTGCGCAAACCATTCAATTGCTTTATCCATTTATTTCCTTTCTATTTACTTACGACTCATCAAACCGCCGTCTAATACAAACTGAGCTAAAGCGCCAAGGATTGCTAGACCAACCGCCCAAACAATCTTGCTCTGATTTTCTTCGAGACGCCGAAGACGCTCCTGATTACGTTCAGTCGATCGCCGCACGCTTTCAATATCTTTGCGATGTTCAACGACTTCTTTGTTAATATTAGTGATAATCTCTAGCTGTGTGTTGATATGATCAATGCTATTTGCTAAAGTGTTAATTTTCTCTTCTAAAACATCTAGTCTCGCCTCAAAAACTTCTCTATTAATATATTTTTCTTCCATATTTGTCACCTACATCTCCTGTCCTCTCTTTATCGTTTACTGCACCCAAAAGAAAAAACGACCTCTTCCGAGTGCCGTTTATTATATCTTTATTATAACACATTTTTTAACTCTAACCAAGAATCTCTCCAGAGTCTAAGCGTGAAGAATCAAGGATAAATAGCTTCATACTTGGTAATGCTTGCAAATATAAGCCCTGTCTAAAATTCGCATTCACTCCACCTTCAAGACTAACACCTAATACTGCACAGGTATATTGTTCGTTCAGATCGCGAATTTCCAGTCCCACGCTATCAGCCAGTTGCAAATGAGGCGCCATAAAGTTTTTAATAGTAAACTGCATATTTGGCTCACTCATATTTCGCAAAATCCCATCGCCTATTTTCGCCATTGCGCCGCCAACGCCTCTTTCAGAAATTTGCGGATTATCGCCATATCTATCGCTTATTTTTATCTCATATTCCATAGAGTTTCCAGCAAGTCCCGTGTTTTCTTCGGGGTTAAGACCATATTTTTCGATACTTGGGATGTTCTGAACAACAACCGGCGATTCTTCCACTTCTTGAATAATTCGCCCTGGAATTGAAAACTCATGTAAATAAACGCGTGTTCTCAAAGGGTTTTCAACTTCAAGCTTATATTTTGTACCAAAGCTATATCCGCTTACTTTCAAGCCGTTCAAGACCGCCCCATTTTCATCTTTTGAATTTTTAAAAATAACTGTCGGCTCAACATTTTTTCCAATCAAGCCATATTTTGCTTTGTCGACCAAATTTAGCCAAAAAGTCGCTTTCGATTTAGCACCGACTGAATTTTCTTCACCTTCAAGTTTAAAGGGCGTACCAAAGCCAACTTCTTTTAAATAAGAGCTCTTAACTTTTACGGAGTTGATAATTTTCGAATCGGCAATCTCTAAGTCTGTCATATTCGAATAGCTAAAATTCCAAGATGAGATTTTATTTTTAGCGAGCTTTTCGCTTGGCAAAAAGTTCAAAATACCGTTTTCATCGGCATAAATCAAAGTGTTTTCGTTTTGAGCAATTTCTTTAAAGAGTTCACCCATTGTTTTTTCGCTAGTTAGTAAAAACGGATAAACTCTAGTTAGGTTGTCATCGATTTTAAACTGTTTTTCACCAAAGCCACGCCCAATCAAAACTTCTCTTAAAACATCTTTAATTTTCTGATTTTCAAAATAGCTTTGCTGAATTTCCTGAGTTTCAAAATAACTCATTGCGTCAAATGCTTCAAGCTCCACTGTCGATGCAACAATATTCACTTTTGGCCGACCAATAAATCCAGTAAATACACAAATCATCTCACCACCATAGCCAACAAATATTTTCACTGGTCGCCCAGCTTTAAAGTTAGCCCCAATCTCTGGGTTATTTGGCAAAAATCGCCCAGTTTGGTTATTCAAAGTAATTTTCGCATTTGCCGAAATTACACCCCAGGCATATTGTGAAATTTTCCTAGAAATAGAAAAATTCTTAACAAAATCTGATTCATCGCTATATTTAAAAGTGTCAAATAGCGTAATGACATCTTCTGAACCTTTCAAGAAGTTGTTATTATCTAACTTGCTTGAATCTAGCACAAAGAAACCCGCATCTTCTCGGATTTCTTTGTTCCAGCCGATCTTAACCACAAAATCAGTTTGTTTTTGCGATTGCTTAAGAGTATTAATAAAACTATCACTTACATTTTGACTCATCTAAAACTCCCGAATCGTTACATCTAGCTCAGTTAGCAAATTTCCACCCCTTCGGTATTCACTAACGCTAAAGTCGGTAATTAGCCCTGTAAATTTCAGCACTCCCCAAACGCTTTCGTTATTCTCAAAAGTGATTTGAGTTTGATTTTCCAGCTCTTTAAAATATCTCACCAACTCCGGAGTTGCGCGATCATAGCTAAGTTTCACGCGCTTTTTATCGGGATACTTTTGCCGCTCAATTGTGCCATCAATCGCAAAACTATCTGTTTTAATAGTCTCAGGATCGTCATTATAGCTGGTTGGTTGTTTTAAAATCTCATTTCCATTTATTTTTATCATCTCAAAGCTCCCATCTGATCAAAACTTAAACCTTGGCTTTTAAGAGCGGTGTTAATCTTCTTAGCAATATTGATAGCATCCGCTTCTTCAAAATCTCCACCTCTAGTCTCAACATTTACGCTAATATTTACAGTATTTCCGCCACCAGTGCCGCCGCGTTCAGCAAGTTGTCCGGCCAAGTTAGTAATCCAGCCGGTGTTATTCTCAAGCGGCATCACCGCTTCTTTACCGGATTCACCGATAATTGCCATTGTGGCGCTATCTACCACACCACCTTTAGCAAGCATTGGGAACATTGGGAAGGTTGGGTGAGCGCCGCCAAGTCCTGGTACCCAAGATGGTACAGTAACGCCATTCAACCTACGAAAAATCGAGTTAATACCACCAATAACTGCGTTAATTGGTGCTTTAATAAATCCAACAATAGAACTAAATACGGTTTTAATACCGGCCGCCAATCCGCTCACCCCTTGCACAATTCCATTCCAAAGTCCAGCAAAAAATCTCGCAATCGGTTGAATAATAGCATTATTTATCCAGTTGGCAATCGGTGAAATTACAGACATCACGGAACTTATGAACCCTCGCACCATGTTTACAACTCCGTTCCATAAGCCTGAAAAGAAGTTGGCGATTGGCTGAATAATAGTGTTGTTTATCCAGTTAGCGATTGGTAAAACTACGGCCATTACAGAATTTATAAAAATTTGTGTTATGTTCACAATCCCGTTCCAAAGGTTTGAAAAGAAATTAATAATCGGTTGAATAATATTATCATTTATCCAGCCTACAATTGGCGTAATCACCGCCATAATAGTATTTATTATCGCCGAAATGATAGCGTTAACCGTATTTATATAAGTAGTAATTATACCAACGATAAGGTTAAAAATCGTTGAAACAAAAGTACAAATATTATTCCACACCGTTTGCCAATTTTGAAATAGCCAAATAAACGGCTGAACAATACTTTCAATTGCGGTTGCTACTATGGCAACAATCAAAATGAAGACGCTTGAAACAATTCGCCAGAAAAACTCAAAGATCGGCGAAACGATTTTTAAGAAATTTTGAAAAGGTGGAATAAGCACGTTAGCTACGGCTGTAATTACACTAATAATACCGCCAAAGACTCCACCTATAAATTTGACCAATCCGCCAAAGACTCCACTCAAAAACTTCACAAATTCACCAAAAATTTGTTTGCCAATCTCCGTTTGCGTAAAGAACCAAACCAATCCAGCAACAACCGCAGCAATCGCTAGAACAATTAAACCAATTGGGTTAGCTGACATAGCCACATTGAATGCTGTTTGTGCTACAGTTGCAATATTTGTTGCTGCAGTTTGAAGTCCTACCGCTACCGCATGAGCTTTTGCGCTAATCGAACTGGCAATCTGTGCTTTATTTAAGCTTTGATACCAAGTTACCGCTTTGCTTAGGCCGTCAACCATTTTACCGACGGCATCACTAATTTTCGTTATAGCGTCAACAATTTGGCTAGTAATTACGATTGCTTTAAAGCTCGCCCACAAAACCGTAAGTGTAATCATTGCTGGTTGAATATTATTAATGATAATCTGAGCAACCTCTTTGATTTTTTCCTTGTTTTCTTCAAGCCATTTGGTTGTTTTCTCGACCTTTTCGCTCATTTGAGCAAAAATACCGTTCGGGTCAATTTCACCTGTCGCTTTATTAACGCCAATTAATTCTAAACCAACATTGCTGATCGTTTCTTGCAAATTACTCATTCGCCCATCAAAAGTTTGGGCTTGTTTTGCCGCACCATTAAATGCAAAGCCACCTTCGCTTGCCGCAGTTTTTAAGGCTGTTTCCAAAATCTCCGCCGAAACTTTACCTTTCGATAAGGCGGTCATAACATCACCAAGGCCACGTTTGTTTAGCTCATTTTGAAGAACTTCACGCACTTTTCCGGCGCCACTGTTCAAAATCTGGTAAAAGTCTTGGGTATCAAGTTTTCCTTTAGCTAAAGCTTGAGATACTGGCAAAACTAGCTGTCCCAAATCTGCACCCGTCGCTCCAGCAATATCGCCAAGCCATTTCATTCGTGAACCGAGCTTATCAACACTAACGCCAGCACCGAGCAAAGTTCGAGCTGCGGCATTAATATCATCAGCACTAAAAGCCGTTTCCAAACTAAACTTATTAAGCTGAGCCATCACTTTTCGAGCACCTTCAGCCGATCCGGTCAAGCTCTCAAAACTAGCTCGCACCGATTGCAAAGTTGAAGCTTCTTTCACAAAAGCATTCAAGCCAAAACTTCCACCAACTAAAGTAGCGCCCAGTAGCTTCATTGCACCCTGAACTTTTCCGGCCATATTATTCGCACTGTTTGCGATACTTTCCAAACTTCGTTTGTTTTTCTTAGAAAAGTCATCAACGGTTTTGCCGGCGCTTTTCATGAGAGTTTCAAACTGTTTAGTATCTGCTCGAACTGTTAGCGTAATCGTATTGCTCATTATTTAGTCTTTCTCTTCATCTCTTCAATTTGTTTAGCCTCAAAAGCGGCTTCAATATTTAACTTAATTCTGACTGTATCAATAAACTCGGCTGGCTGGTTTTGATAATCCCACCAAGTCCAGCCGAATTTTTCACATATTGTTGCAATCATGAACATTTCAGGCACTTCGCCCTTGCCAGCTTTTACGCTTCGTTCATAAGTTCTGGCGTCTTGGGCGAGTTTTCTAAATTTTGGCTATTTCGCTCAAAAATTTCACTACAAGCTTTCGAAATAACTTCGTAGTCTTCGGCGAATTCGCTATCCATCAATTTATCGAAAGCTCCTTCAGTTGTTCCGTCGTAATCAACCAATAAAATTTCAGTAGCGAGCTCTTGCGCTTCAATCATCTGATCACCTTCTAGCACAAACTTAATTTCGCCACCCTGAGTGCTTTCAGGTGTGATTTTTTGGCGTGAAAGCAATGCTTTTTGGTATCTATTACGGTCTCGAACTCGCAAAAAGTTCCTTATTACAGCATATCGGCCGTTTTCTAACTCAATTCGTTGGTCTCGCATAATTCCTCCTAATAATCAAAGCTATTAATCAATTCAGCTTCAATAGTTTTTCCAGTTTTAATATCATTTAGCACTTCAAAGTTGATCGTTTCAGTTGCTAGATCGCTCAAACCATAACTTGGGTCATAGCTTGAAATTCCAATTTTAGCTGCACGAATTTTCAAGCTTGTTGGCGTTTTTGTTCCAGCCTTATGGCGGTCATCAATCAAACCAAATTCCAAAGCATAGCTTTTACCAGCAACGGTTGCATCTTGATATTTTGTGTTTTGGATTTTCTGCTCAAAACTTCCGCTCGCTTCAAAATCCATGTTGAAAATTTCGCTCACATCGCCTTTGTAAAAATCTGTGTTCAAGTTCTTTTTAAATTCCAAACTAAAGCTGGTTGGCATTACATCTGGTGCAGTTGCAAGTCCAGCTAGGTCATCAGCAAGTTTCAAATAAAAGTCTTTTGGCAAGAATTCAGGTTCATCAATATATCCTGCAATAATTGAATTTTTAGCTACTCGCTCACCCTTTTTCGAAATAAAGTTCATTTCAATCTTTGGATAATCGTCAGCTTGCCAAGAAATTTTAAAGCTATCAAGCATTGCGAAAGTATATTTTTTCGCCTCAATGTCATTTTTAATAGCTAAAGTTGCTGAACTGTGACTGTTTGAGTTGCTTAAAGCAAAGTCATATTTTTTAGCTTTATTGTCACCATCAATAGCACCTTTTGTAGGTTTTTGGCCAAACGCCAATGCTAAAAAGTAATAAAGCCCTTTGATAAACATCTTTCCGCCAATTGTGCCTTCACCTTTAACGCTCATTACATCAATTGAGTTATTTTTTACGATTGAGCCATATGCAGACTCGTTATTTTTAGTTTCGATTGTATCTTTAAAACTAAAATCAAGTTGTGGGTAAAAATAGCTTGGGTCTTTTGCTGTTCCTCGTGTATCTTCTAGGTTAATTCCAATAGCTATTTTTCGACCAACAATTGCACCTTCGTTCATCTTTCTTCTCCTTCTAAAATTAAAGCCCAACCAACCAGATTTTAAACCAAAAGAAAATACGGCCGTTTGAGCCGTATATTATGTTTTTATTATAGCAGTTTTAATTTGGGTTGTAAAGAGTTTAGATTGGGAATTATTCTACTACAGAAAAGCCACCATATAGTTCATCACTCAACCATCGTCTATGGATACTCAAAACCTTCGGATTTTTTGAAACTTCATCTAAAATTGCTTGTTTTTCTGCATCCGAAAGGTCAGAAACAGGTTTTTTAATCGAACTTAGTATTTTCCTAATTTCTTCACCGCTATTCTTAGCTATATTTTCCTTGTCTGAAAGTGTTTTTGTCTCATCTGTGAATTTAGCATTTAGCATATATATACCTCTTTCACTATTATATTTTACACTCTCTATTATAACAGATTTTCCGCGATTTAGCAATATCTCATCTTCATCTATTAAAGTTTGGCCTAAAGAATCTTTTAAGACATTGTCAATATCAAGCATTGGCGAGCCCTTGATTTCGCTCATTTCAAGTAAATAGTAATTCTTTCCAGCTCCAGAATTTGCAAACTCTAAAGATACATCTAGTTCCCTACTTGTTGACATGAAATTTGGATTCTCAACAATATCACCAACTTTTAATTTTCTATCTAAGCTAAACCCTCGATAAATAGTCTGGTCTGACTCAAATTTACTTTTAGAAATAGCTGTTTCTAAAGTATCAATTCTCGCCTTAAGTCCAGGGTTAATATCGTCACCCCTTCTTAGAGCGTTATTTATAGCAGAATATCCCCCATCGCTTTTATAAAATAGCATAGCTTCAAGCTCTTTTTTTGTATATTTCGCCAATTCTGGGTTTTTTTGAACTAACTCACTCTTTGGCGTTTTCACAAAATCATCTTTTCTTTCCAAAAGCTTTTTGTCTACCGGATTTTCGCCTTCATCACCACCTTCAACCACGCGCACCAAAGTTGCACGACAGCCAAAATGGCGTGGTGGAATCATATCAGGGTTTTCCTGCCATTCTTGCCAAGTCATTCTTTTGTTGTTCAAATATGAACATCCAGCAGTAGTATGTCCATCAATAATTGCGGAATATTCAATCAAGTCATCAGGTTTAAAATCGCTATAAATCCCAGCATTCACGCCTCGACCGACCAAATAACTTGCTGTCGGTTTAGCTCGTTTCAAAAACCAGCTCATTACGCTTTCGATTAACACACCAGTCGCTAAATTCCGCAAAAAATCGCTCGAATCTTCAGTAAGTAAAGTGTCATTCCAACTTTCGCCTTCCAAAAATTGTTTCAAGTCATTCTCTTGCTTTTCAAGAATCCAATCTGTATATTCTTTTGCATTTTTAGAGAATTCCGGCGAATCTTTACCTGCTTTTCGCCCTTCACGATTAGCACTAAAAATCTTACCTTCAGTGTAGGCCTGCTTAAAGGTTTTGATTAATAAATCTTTATATTCTTTTGAAAGCTCAATCTTACCTGTTTCTTTAATCTTTTTCGCCACACTTTCAAAAATCGTGCGGCTTTGGTCTAAAAAACGGTTTTCGATATCTTGCCATTTTTTGTCTAGGTTCGAAAAGTGTTTATCTGGCGGTGTTATCTTGCTAACAGGTTCATTTTCACTCAAGTTCAACTGTTTTTTATCTGTAGTTTGAAAGCCCAACTGATTTGCTACTTCATCTTCGACTTGTTTAACTACTTCATCGCTCACTTTATCTTTATCCACCATCTTTTTAAAGATTTCAAAGATTGACTCAATTTTAGACTTGTCTAATTTTGCAAATTTGAACTGTGGGTAATGCGGTTCGGCAAAGTTCAAGTCAATTAAGTCAGCAATAATATATTGGTTAATATGTGCTTCCAGTTTATCCAAAATGCTCTGCAAACTCATCTGAAAAATACCAGCTTGTGTGTTCGACAGTGCATAACTTCCGCTCGAACCTTTACCTTGCGCTCCCAAAAGCATAAAATTCGCCATGAAGGCAAAAGCCATTTCGCTCTTTTGGCGTTCAATGCTTTGGTGTGGGTCTCGGCCGTCACTTTCTAGCGTTTTAATATCATAACCAAACGGAATACCAACCGCCGAATTAGTTTTACCAAATTTACCAATTGTGTGAATAATCTTTCGCATCGCTCCCGAACCTACACCCAAATGTTCTTGTGTTTCGGTTAAAATCTTTGGTTTAATTGCATCATTTTGCAGAGCGATTGAGTCCAAATATTCCAACTTTTGCTTTTTGTCATAGTTTTTATAAAGAGAGTTTAAAATACTTCGGCCGTATAATCTGTTAAATTTCTTGTTGTGAGTAAATAAAAATGTTTTATATGCCGGAATCTCTACCACTCCGCCATCTTCCAAAGTCTGTCTGACTCCAACATATTCACCTTTTTCAGCTTCAAGCTCCACACTCAGACTATCTCTTAGAGCTAATTTTTTAAGTTCCAATTTACCATCTTTATTTAAGCGATACACTTTTTCCCAAACAGCGAAACCATCGGTCAACGCTAACATCGCCTCATCTAAAAATAGATCAAACGGTGTTTCAATCCCACCTTTAAAACTACTTTCAAAAAGATTCTTTCGCACAAAATATGCCTGCTCTTTTGCATTTTCGTTTTCATCTTCCGCTACAATTTGATATTCACTCGCCAAAATCGGCATCGTGACAATATTAAACAAACCTTCAACTGTCGGGTCTTTCATCATTTCACGATAATCTCGAATCTTCCGCTCTCGATTCCAAGCGTTCATCTCTTGTTCGTAGTCACCAAAAATTAGGCTGCCACTTATCGTGCTACCAATTTCTTTTTGCAATTCTTCAATCTTTTTCCTGCCAAACATCTCTTCTCCTATTTTTAACCAACAGAAAAAGCCCACCACTTTCGCGATGAGCCGTATATTCTATTCCTATTATACTATATTTTGTTCTTTTCGTATAGACTCTTGAACTAAAGGAACTACAAATTCTTTAAACTCTCTAGATTCATCAAAATCTCCAAGATCTAATGCCGTAAATCTACCAGAATCGATGATAATTTCTCTATATGCATTAATTTCTTGTTTTTTAGCATTTACGAAGACATACATATAAAAACCATTACCTAGCTGGATCTGCCATAGTTGAACCGTTGGATGATTCTTGTTCACCGAGCAATTAGGCATAGATATTATTCCTTTATAATATTCGCCAGAAGTATATCTACCTACCATGACGGAGTAATTATCATAAGGTATATCTATTTCACCGTTTAATATTTTTCTTATAATATTTAAATTTCTTTTTGATAAACTCTTATTTATTTTATACTTTTTGCTTATTGATGCCTTAAATATCACACCTAATCCAAACATCAATAAGTCATCATAATTGCACTCACCATATTCAAGTACTTGCCTATTCTTCACTTTAATTATATTGGGAGTATTGCTACATCTAGTTAATTCACAAACTCGACTCTCTATGGCGGAGAGCTTACTGTTCTCACAATTCCTACATAATAGACCTTTTTCATAAAAACCTATAGTAGCCTTTTTTGGCTGTCTGTACTTATAACTTAAGGATACTAATTTCTCATCTCTAGACTTCTTAATGTTCTCGAAGACAAAACGTGGCAAAATATGAGACTTACAATTATTATTTTCATTTAGTTCAATAGAACAGATATTACAATTTTTAGTATAATCTTTTCTGGTTTTGTATTTCTTCCCCATATCTATATTATAACATATTACACCTTTAGCTAGTTTCCCCACCTCTTTCTTAGCTCAAAACAAAATCCTCCGCACTCACCAACTTTTGACCGTCTACTAACAACATCCGAATCACATAAACCATTGCGTCCACCATGTCATCGTGTGCTCCATTCGGAAACTCCATCAACTGATCGTGCAAATCCTGAATCTTATTTGCGTTTTGCAAAAAATAAATCTTTCCGGATTCAAAAAATCGACTGACACTAATTAAACGTGAAGTTTTATCCGCATTAGCTTTTAACCCAACCAAAGGTAATCCAGCTAGTAAATCTTTAAACACTAAAGCTAACGCACCCTCTTCGATTCCGATCCTTTCGGGCGAAAATCTCGCATTCAACCTTTGAATGTCCGCGCCGTTTTCCGAAACACTAAAGCGATCATTACCAACATAACGCATAAACACATTACCAAATTGGTCGAGGCTCGCCACCACTTTTGCGGTCGGATCGGCAGTATCTCGCTGCGAAACAGCCGGGGCGGTCGCCAAAACCCGTCTTCGAA